TATATAATATATAACAGTAAAGGAGCTGACAGTGATGAAATTAACAGGATTTGAGTCGAGCAAAATTAATTCCGATATGGTAAATCACCCTAGCCACTACAATCTGCCTAATCGTAAAGAGTGCATTGATGAAATGATTGACATTTACGGACTTAAGGATGTGGCTAAATGGTGTGAGATTACTGCATACAAGTATGAATATCGTGCCGGGCATAAAGGTTCTGTGGCTGAGGATATGAGCAAGGCAGAGTGGTACATGGATAAGGCTCGTGAGCTTAAATCTAAGCGCAAATGGAAGATTTTCGACAAGATTGTTTATAAATTTATGCCAATGTTTTTTAAGGGCCTGTATGCATGGATAATTTTATTCTGTTTGCTTTATGGAATACTCTTTGCTGACCGATGCTCAATGGTAGTCTCAATAGTGTTTTTAGTTCTTGCGTGCATAGCTGAGTCGGTATTGAAAGAAAATGAAGATAATTAGATTTTGAGGTGTAAATCATGTTTGTACTAAAAATTGCAACAACAGTATGGCTGACATTAATTGCGCTTGGAATGACAAGTGCCACATTAAACGAAAAAGAGACAGTTAGCTCGAGACTTTTCGGGGCTGCGGTAATGCTCGGTCAAATACTTGCCATAGCATTCATGTGGCAATAAATATAGGGCTATCGCCAAGCGGTAAGGCACAGGATTTTGATTCCTGCATTCGTTGGTTCGAATCCAACTAGCCCCGCTCGGGGTTTACTTGGTTCCCCGACATTGGACTTAGTAGTTCCTTTCGCCCTCATAGTGGAAAGCTGTTAAGAGCCGTCACAAGGCTCGTGAGGGTTTAATCGTGTATAATCCCACAATGCACGAGCGTGAAAATCAACCTGTCGTAAAGACATCTGTAATAGGCAGAGTAGACATATATACCCCCTTTAATTGTTAAACTAGGGCAACTCAAATCATATGAGTCTTAGGTGAGGTGCAATTCCTCACATGCCCTTTGCTGTAGGTTTCGTTAGTTCTTTTCCTACAGCACATACAAATTTATATCTCCGGAGGGTGTTGCCACTCCTTAGACTTCACCCTCATTAACGGCATGTAACTCAGTGGGAGAGCAGTCGGCTGTTAACCGACTTGTCGTGGGTTCGATTCCCAACCTTGCCGATTGGTGATGTTGCCAGTACACCCCTAGTGCGTTTATTAGAGAAATGCAGGTACCAATTAATATTCCGGATAAACTTAGTACAGGGAACTGGATTGAGCCGCTTGCGGCTGACTAAAAAATCCTTGGGTGAGTGGAAACCAAGTAAAAAAACACTCGCTTGCAGATATGGTGTAATGGTATCACAGGAGATTGCTAATCTCTCTAACGAGTAAAATCGTTATCAAGGTTCGAGTCCTTGTATCTGCGCTAGTCGTGGGCCAGCGACTATTGATGTGTATACAAAAGGGTAAGTAGCGAATGGTCAGGAGACAGGCATATGGATTAAAAACATTTGGGTTTTGCCTATGGGTTCGATTCCCTCCAACGTAAAGAGTGCACGCTTTATGTGTGGTTCAAATCCACACCACATCAATTACAACAAACTAGGTTAGCTACCGAAAAGCACTTCCGCTGTGCCTGTTTGTTGTTTTTACCAATCAAGCGGAGTGTGTATTACAGGCATACATAAATAATATCAAGCGGAGGTATTCGATTATGGCAACAATTAGAGTGCATAAAACAAAAAATTACACAGTTATGAGCAATACTCATTTAAGGGATAAGAACTTAAGTCTGAAAGCAAAAGGATTATTGTCTGTAATGCTTTCATTACCCGATAATTGGGATTATTCAATAGCTGGGTTAGTTGCAATATGCAAAGAGAATGAAACAGCCGTTAAATCGGCTTTAAATGAATTAAAAGACAATAATTATGTTGCGGTTACCAAAGAAAACCCAACAAAAAGCAATGGTGGAAGAATAAAGTACACCTATGAGGTTTACGAAGAACCATATAAACAGAAAATAGAAAAACAAGATACAGAAAATCTAGGGGTTGAACATCAACAGGTAGAAATCCACGGACAATTAAGTACTGATAGATTAAGTACTGATGAATTAAATACTAATAAACAAAGTACTGAAAGATTAAATACTGAAAAGGTACATACATCAACTAACATTGATGGAGAGGTACATACATCTGTTTCCGAGAAACAGACGGCAAGAGTCACCCGACAGGATATGCAAGCAAAGAAAGATGATATGCTCTGTAGGTTCTTTGCAATCTGTGATGATAATATCGAAAACAGGACAATTAGGGTAGCTGTCAAAAGAACATTTCGCAAATACATGAGTATGTATGAGACAGGTTTTTGCAAGGTTCACCCAATCTTGACCAATAAGACTCTGACTAATGTATGCTTGTCGCTTTCTAATGTGACCGATACAGAACATAATCACTTTGAGTGGACAGATGTTTACCTAGCAGATGAAACAGGGCTTACTGGGCTTGATAGAATGGTTAATGAACATTTCAGACGAACACATAGAAGAGAGACTAACTACTCGATAACACATTTTGCTAAAAGCGACTATCTGCTACAGTTGGCACAGGGCATTATAGAGTACTAAGCGGAGGTATAAATATGGCAAAGGGAGTTAAGACACGAAATATTGATTCATTCCGAGAGGGATTGATGGAATACGCATATGGCAGATGTTCACAGGCACAAGCTGCAAAGATTGCCGGAATGAGCGTGCCGACATTTAGGAAGTACGCAAATATGCATTTTTTAGGCATTCCATTTCCTGACACACTGTTTAAGGCAAAGGAGAAATAAGAGGCATGTGCGAGTTTTGCGAAAATCCTACAAAATGGAATACTGATGATTATAGTTTAGTTCCAAACAGAAACTTATCAGATGGGATTATGTAAGCGGAAGATAACACGTATCAGATTGGTGTGTTTAACAGTTATTTTGATTTTTGGGAAGTTATGGATATCGACTATTGCCCTATCTGCGGTAGAAAGTTGGTGTAGCAATGGCGGAACCTTTAAGTAAATTAGCAGAAAAATGTAAAAGTTGCCCTAAATCTGAAAAATGCGACCATAAAAGAATGGAGTTATGCACTTTAGCAGATTTGCCACCACAAAATCTTGCAAGTGCTACACAAAGCATTTTAATAGACAATATGTCACCTGTATTGAGGGAAGAAATAAAAAGCCCTTTAAGTCCATTTAGGTACAAAGACGAATTAGAAAAAGCACTAAATGATTTCCATTTTGGAAATATGTTTATGTATGGTGCTTAGAAAGTTGGTGGAAGAATTGAAAGAAACAATTTTATATATTTCAAAATCAGAACAGGATATACAAAGTTTTCTGAAATATCTTCAATCAAAGCTAAAAGCAGAACAAAAGGAATGTACCCTAGATGAAAAACACAATATTTTAAAAGTACCAAAATATTACGATATTGTCGGAAAGAGCATTTACGGCAACAGACTTGGGGTAGGCTATGGATATTGCAAATATTATTGCTTTTCAGAAGCATATAACAAAGATAAATACAGCAATGCAGAAAATGAAAGGCTTAAAGAAATTCTTATGCACACAAGAAAGGGTGCAGAGAGAATATCGGGGCTTGATATTTTATGTATGCTAGGGTTGGTTTAATAGGCGGTGGAAGAATGAAACATCAAAAAGAATGGCGCACTTGTGACAGGTGCGGAAAAGAAATAATACGCTACGATGAAAAATGTGCATATATCAAAACAAGAGAGGTAAAACCTCTTTACGAAAAAAGCATATGCACAGCCGAAGATTTAGCAAGGGAAGTGTTTCCAATGGCTATATGGAGAGATAATATCCAATACGATTTATGCCCTAAGTGCAGGAAAGAGTTCAAGAGGTTTATGAAAAATGGAGCGTGAAAGAAAATGGCGCACTTGTGACAGGTGCGGTGTGGAAATTAAAAAAGGAATACTGTGTGGAAATTCGGTTACAAAGAACGGCATTTTTAATACCACATACGACTTGTGCTATAAATGCATGGAAGAATTTGAAAGATTTATGGAAAATGAAAAATAATAAATTGTAAAGGAGAAAATAAATTATGAATTTTGGACAGGCAATTGAAGCATTAAAAAACAGCAAAAAAGTAGCAAGAAAAGGTTGGAATGGCAAGGGAATGTTTGTGTATTACGTTCCGGCTGGCAATTTTAAATCTTATACAGAAATTGGAAAATCTATTGCAGATAAAGACGATTTAGTACATTACAATCCGTATTTTGCTATCAAAAATGTTAATAGCACTGTTTCTACATGGGTTCCGTCAATTAATGATTGTTTAGCAGAAGATTGGTATGTAGTTGAGTAGCATATGGGAGCGTGTTTGAGCTATGAGCATGGCAGAAGTAATTAAATCAATAGAGCGTGAAGCACTTAGAGAAGCACAATCGCACGAAATAGGCGGTTTAAATGGAGAGCCTATAGATTGCTCCGCTTTAGAAGATGAACCTGTTATTGAGGCAGATAACGAGGCAGACGAAGAGTAAGAATGTGGAGGCCAGAACGGATGAAGATAATTCAAAAAGGCAACTTAGATTTTGCTGATAAGCCTTTAAAATTCAGTTGTAAAAATTGTTATACCATTTTTGAAGCAAACAATAGAGAATATGAGTATTGCGGTGACCAACGAGAGGGCGATAACTGGAAATGCAAATGCCCTTTGTGCCACAAAGCGGTTTATTACAGCTAAATAATGGTTGATGATTATCAGCAGAAAAGAGATTTTATGAAAAAAATTTTTAAAACCATTATTCCTATTATTGTTATTGTTCTTGCACTGATATTATTTTTAAATTGGGCTAATAAAACCGAAAAATATGAATGCGAAATAGAAGAGATACAAAGCGGGATTTATGCTAGATATCAAAGCACAGCTTCATCTACCCCCGCTTACAACTATGAGATAATTACAGTTTGCATAAATGGACAACTAATAACCTACGAGGGGAGCGTTGAATTTATTTTTGTAGAAAATGAGAATAAAATCAAAGTCACAGAAAGACCTAATATAGTTCACAGCGATAAAGTCATTGTCTATACTTCAAAAGACAGTGTTGAATACTTAGGAACTATAGGAATTGGCAAATAAATATATTACCGGCTAACAAGTAGAGTTAGTCGTTGACCTTAGAAAGATAAAGGTTGATAAAATATAAAAGAAGGCAGAAAGGAATATATCATGGTTGATTTGAAAATATTTACAGAAAATATAGAACATGAAGCATTAAATCAGATATATACGCTTATAAAACAGCCGGCATTTTCGGATTGCAAGATAAGAATTATGCCAGATGTTCATGCGGGAGCAGGGTGTGTTATAGGATTTACCGCTGATTTAGGAGAAAAAGTAATACCGAACATTGTTGGAGTTGACATAGGCTGTGGGATGCTTACTACAAACTTGGGGAATATTGATATTGATTTTGAGAGATTAGATAACGTCATTAGAAAATATGTTCCAAGTGGTAGAAAAGTTCATGAAGAAGAAAACTCATCTGTCGCAAGCGATATTATTGAAAAATTGTATTGCAAGGAACAGTTGAAAAATATAGATTGGCTGAAAAGAAGTTGCGGCACGTTGGGAGGCGGCAATCATTTTATCGAAGTTGATAGCGATAGCAAGAATAATAAATATCTTGTTATTCATTCGGGAAGTAGAAATGTCGGAAAGCAAGTTGCAGAAATATATCAGCAAATGGCGATTGATGATATATCGGGAAAATCGAATTTCAAACAAGATAGTGAGAAATTGATTGCTGAATACAAAAAATGTAAAAGAGAAAGAGAAATCAGCAAGGCTATCAAAGAATTAAAGCAGTCCTACGAAACAAATACAACTAAAATCCCTAGAGAGTTATCATATCTTGTTGGAAAACATAGAGAAATGTATTTACACGATATGAAATTATGCCAAGAGTTTGCGGAAATTAACAGAAGAGTCATTCAGAGCATTATTTGTTACTATATGGGTTGGGAAGTTACAAAAGAAACGGAGCGATTTCAAACGATTCACAACTACATTGAACACGATACAAATATTGTTCGTAAAGGTGCTATTTCTGCAAAAGCGGGTGAAAAAGTACTAATACCAATAAACATGCGTGACGGTTGTATTTTGGGAATTGGCAAGGGAAATGAAGATTGGAATTATTCAGCGCCGCATGGAGCAGGGCGAACAATGAGCAGATCAAAGGCAAAAGAAAGCATTTTGCTAGAAGAGTATCAAAAAGCAATGGATGGAATATTTACAACATCTGTAAATACATCTACAATTGATGAAAGTCCTATGGCATATAAAACAATGGACGAAATAATTGGAAATATAAAAGACACTGTTGAAATAGTTGAAATTATAAAACCGATTTACAATTTCAAAGCAAACGAATAAAAACATTACCGACTAACAAGTGGAAAGGAAATAAATATGAAAAAATTATTTGTAAGTGTGCCGATGAAAGGCAGAACAGAGGAAGAAATTAAGACAAGCATTCAGAAGATGAAGAAAATTGCTGAAATATACGAGGGCGAGGAATTAGAGCTTATCGACAGCTACATTGAGGATAATCCACCTAAAGACAGCAAAGAAGCTGTATGGTATTTAGGTGAGAGTCTTAAGAAGTTGGCACAGGCTGATGTGTTCATTGGAATTGATGAAGCGTATGATTGGAATGGCTGTTATATCGAAAGAGATACAGCGCAAAGATATGGCATTAAAACATACATAGCTCCGGCAAGATGTGTAATTGACGGCTATAATGCACTTGTACAGAAATTACATCCGGTTGTCAATGATGTACTATTCTAACAAAATTTTACCGGCTACAGATTGATTGTAGCCGCTACCCTAAAACAGTTATAGGCAGAGGTCTATAAGCACCTTTGCTGAAAAAGTGGAGGTGCTTTTCTTATGGCTACTCAGAGCCTTATTTCCACAGTAAACGGATATGAAAACTACATAAAGGATAAAGGAATAGACGAGCAAGTAATTAATGCCTATGTAGACGCTTGTAGTGTAGCCATAAATGGCGAGAAAGATATTGAGTATGGACTACAACTCACCAAGAGAGCAAAAGAGCTTATAGAGGACTTCTGCACGGCTAAAACAGGTGGTACGATTTGGGATTTGGAAAAATACGCATTCGACCACAAAACCACATATGAGCTGATAAACAAAAAATATGAGGTTTTGCTACTTGAAGCTCAAAACAAAATAGTTGACAGCTATTTTCAGTACATAGAGAAAAAGCGTGAGCCTAAAGACCGATTTTATATGCCACGTAGGAAACAACTAATCAAAATCGGACTTGTGGACGCATTGCAAGGCATGATTGATGATAAATACGACATATTGTGCGTGAGCCTAGTGCCTGGAGCTGGAAAGAGTACGATTGAGAAATTTTTTCATTCGGCAGTTGCCGGTTGGTTTCCAAAAGACTACAGCCTATTTTATTCGCACAGTGGCGATATTACACGAATGTACTACGATGGTGTATACGACATTGTTACTAATGATGATGATTATGCATGGCATGACATTTTTCCCAATCTATCAGTTACAAGCACGAATGCCAAAATGGAGCAATTCAATATTGGCAAATACAAACCTTTTCCGTCAGTACAATGTACTTCTGTCGGAAGTAAGAATGCTGGAAAAGTCCGTGCAAGTAAATTTTTGTTAGTTGATGATATGATAGGCGGAATTGAGGAAGCCTTAAATCCTACAATACTTGATAAGTTGTGGGATAAATACGCAGTAGACGCAAGACAACGTAAGACACAAGATACGGACGGAAAGCCGTGTAAAGAGATACATATTGCCACTCGTTGGAGCGTACATGATGTTATCGGACGCATTCAAAACATGTATGTCGGAAATCCGAGAGTCAAAACAATATCGGTTCCTGATGTGGACCCGACAACAGGGGAAAGCAATTTTGATTATGAGTATGGCGGTTTTACTAAAGAATTTTTTGCCGACCAACAATTACTCATGGACGAAATCTTTTACAGATGTTTGTATAAACAGGAACCTATCGAGCGTGAGGGTTTATTGTTTCCCGATGATAAAATCCGTAGATACTTCAATCTGCCACATGGTGAACCGGAAATTATCACAGCTCAATGCGATACAAAAGGAAAAGGCACAGACTATTTTGTTATGCCAATACTGCAAAAATATGGCGAGGACTATTACTGTGTTGATTGCGTGTGTGATAATACGGCAGACTATGAAATGCAGTATGAAAATGCGTCAAACACATTAGTCAATAATCAGGTACAGGAATGCGAGTTTGAGCGTAATGCTGGCGGTGACAGAGTGGCTATGGAAGTTAATAAGAGAGTCGAAAATAAAGGGTGGATATGCAACATCACTGATGTACCGACAGAGACAAATAAGGAAGCACGCATTTTTCAGTGTTCTAACTGGATTTTACAACATATTATTTTCAAAGACCAATCACTTTATAAGCCCAATGAGCCTTATGGAGTAATGGTATCACTGCTGAAACGATATTCAGTAACAGGCAAAAAACAGCTTGATGATGTTCCTGATGTTTTTTCAAACTTTGCCTTAAGAATGACACAAGGCAGTAGGATAGCAAAGGTTGAAGCAGTACACAATCCGTTTAGAGGAGGGCTTTATTAATGACAAAGGAAGTTTTATCACAGTATTCAGACTTACAAGAGGAAATCAAAGAGGTTAGAAAGAAAATTGCTAAATTGCAAGATGACCTTGAAAAGATAGAAAACGGAGAAAGCGTGATTGACACTGTGTCAGGAGGTATGGGTGGCACACAGCACTTCAAAATCGAGGGTGTACCATACCCCGAATACGGACGCAAGCGCACATTGTTGTACTCAAGAATGACTACGTTACAGCTTTTACAAGATGATTTGCTTGAAAAGACAAACGATGTAGAGGAATTTATAGCAAGCCTTGATGATAGCAGAATGAGAAGAATAATTAATTTTAGATTTTTGGAAAATAAATCATGGTTGCAGACAGCATATGCGCTTGGCGGTAAAGCCACAGCAGATAGCGTAAGAATGGAGTTTGAAAGATTTTTCAAGAAAATGTAAGTTTGTTCGTTCGGTTCGCTTAGAATGTGATAATGTGTAAGATGAAAAAAATGTAATTCGTTCATTGCGAAAATCTCTTTTAGAAATGGCACTCACAGATTGTGGGTGCCCTTTTTAGTGAAACGAGGACAACATGAATAATCAGAATATTGTACCAACAGGAAAACGAAGTGTAATGTGCCCTCGTTGCGGAAAGCTATTAACGTGGGTAAATAAAAGCGATAAGAAGCACCACAAGGTAATGTGTACGCACTGCCGTAAATGGATATGGTTTTGGGCTGGCACACAAGAATTTCAAATAAAAGAGGTTCCGCAGAGAACTTCTGCAAGTGGCATGAGGTTTTATTGATGTATAGATATGCTCATAAAAACGTAAGACCTTTTTCGGCTGTCTGTCAGAATAATTACGGCAGACAAGTTATTTTTACCCGTCAAAGGCAAATCACAAAAAACAACATAATCGAAGAACTGAATAAAGCGCTTGCAATTCACGAACAAAATGCTATTGAGATTGAGTATCTTGACAGATACTATCGTGGTGACCAACCGATTTTGTATCGACAGAAAGTGAACCGCCCGGAAATCAATAACAAGATTGCTGTAAATCTTGCGTATGAGCTTGTCGAGCGAAAAACCGCAGAAATGTGTGCCGAGCCAATCCAATATGTGCTACGTGGTACTGATAACCATAAGTCAGAGGAAATCACACAGCTTAACATCACAATGGATTCAGAAAGCAAGCAAGAGTGCGACATAGATATACATCGTTGGAGAAGCATATGCGGTACCGGCTACAGATTCATCGGTAATGATGACGGACAAGGGCAGTTGCTTGATGAAAGCGATTTTTACTTATCGTCTGAAAATCCAATGTATACGTTTGTAGCATACTACTCAAACGGACGTCCGGCATTCTCTTGTCAAATCGGAGAGGACGAGAACGGAGCAGATATTTATTATGTGTTCACTGACAATGAGTGGTTTGATATTCGCAACGACAAGATTTATGCAAGCGGAACAAACGGCAATAGAGCTATTCCAGTCATCGAATACCCAAACAATGCAAGGCGGTTATCTGATATTGAAATGACTATTGCAATCACAGACGCTATCAACGTGCTTACATCGGACAGAATTAATGGAGTCGAACAGTTTGTGTCTGCATGGGTAAAGTTTGTTAATTGTGAGATTGACATAGATACATTCAGAAAAATGCGACAAGAGGGAGCGTTGGTAGTTAAATCTAACAACGGCTCAGACAACAAGGCCGATGTTGATGTAATGACGAGTGAGCTTAATCAGACGGAGGGACAAGTGGTATTCACAGACCTTTTTGAAAGATTTTTAAGCATCCAAGGCCTTGCAAATCGTCAGGGCAACACAGGCGGTGACACCGGCTCGGCTGTAGAATTGAGAAACGGACATTACGATGCTGGACTTAGGACAGCTATTAATGAGCCTATCCTCAAGAAATCGGAGAGAATGGCACTTAGGCTTATTCTTAACAGATTGAGAATAAACAAGGGCTTTACGCTTATGCCTAGCGATGTTGAGATACACATTAATCATAATAAGCTAGACAACATGCTTGTTAAAGCAGAAGTGCTTGAAATATTACTTAGGTGCGGTATTAACTACAAGAGGGCTGTCAAGACGATTGATATGTTTAGCGACCCTGAACAAGTCACTCTTGAAAGCGCTAAGCGTATGGAAATGCTATTCCCGGAAGAACAGCCGACAACAGCTATACCTAACAATAATAACAATGATAAGAACAATGGAAAGACAGCCGATGAATAATTGGCTGTCAATTTATTTTGGAGCTTGATATGGCAGACGAAATCCACGCACTTAACAAAAATGAAATACAAGACATAGATTATGACACATATTTTGGTGAGATGGATTTATCTGACGAGGAAAAGGAAGATAGAAAAAAGCTTGCTGAAAAGTTTGAAAAAATCTTTGTTATGCTATTTGCCTTGTTATCCGGCAAGGAAGAAACAGAGATAACCACTATCACCAAAGAATTTATCATCAGGTATGAGAGTATTGCCACACAGTACTGTAAGGCAAAGAAAACGCCCTCATATATTACGGATTATGCCCGGTACATTGTGAATGAGGTGGTTGACGCTACCACACAAAATACCGAAGTAGAGTATTTTACTTCACAGAAGCGAGCAAAAAATGTAGCTGCGAATGAAGCTAATGCAGTCGGCAATTACAGATTGCAAACTGATATGGTGAAACAGGGCTACAAAACAAAAGAGTGGCGCTCAAAAGAAGATTCACATGTCAGACCTACACATGCAGAAGTTGATAGAAAGAGAATTGATATTTTTGAGCCGTTTGAAGTCGGAAACTCACTTATGATGTTTCCAAAAGACCATTCTTTAGGGGCACAAGTAAAAGAAATAGCAGGGTGTAGATGCAGTCTTAAATATTACAAATAATGAGCAACTTGTAAGGAAAACTTATAGGTTGCTTTTTATTATACAAAAAATTTGCAGTTGTGCGTTAAACAACAGAAAAACTCGGCTGGTGCGACCAGCGATAACAAAAGCGTGAGTTACGGAGGTAATTGAAATGACAAGAAATGATGTTTTGAAGCTTTTTCCCGATGCAACGGATGAGCAGATAACAAATCTGCTTAACAAGAGCGGTGAGGAAACGGCAAGAGAGAAAGAGAAAGCCAATCAGTATAAGGCTAAAGCCGACAAAGCTGACGAGTTACAGACACAGCTTGACGAGCTACAGAATGGCAACATGACGGAGCTTGAAAAGGCAAATAAAGCCTTAGAGACAGCCAATCAGCAGATAGCCAAGTTACAGAAAGATAATGCTGTCAGAGATTTACGAGAGAGTGCAATGTCTGATTTTGGCATTACTGCAGAACAGGCAAAAACAGTAGTAAAAGAGGATGGCTCTTTTGATACGACATCACTTGGCAAGATTATTTCCGACATGAAAGCCAATGCGATTGCGGAGTACGAGAAAAATGCTCTCAACAATACTCCGAATCCAAGTAATGGCGGTAACAATAATGAACCCGACTCAAAGCCGGCAGATGTAGCCAATGCAGAACAAATCTCATTCGGCACAGTTGCAAGTGCTGAAAGTCAAAACAGCTATGTAATTTAAAACAGGAGGTAGAACGATGGGAAAGCCAATCGTAAGAGACTTTACACAGGGTAAAGGAATTTTAAAATTTTTCCCTTATGAGGGTGCAGCGTGCCTTGTACCACAGACTATGGTAACAAGCGCAGACACAAACGGAATGAAGATTGTACCGGCCGGTACACCATTCCCAAGCAATGACGCAGAATGCAAGGGTTATCTGTTACACGATGTAGATGTAACAATGGGTGACGCACCTGGAACATATGTATATCAGGGAACTATTGATTGGGAGAAAGTTAAGTCACTTTCAATCGCAGATGAAGCTAGAACTGCAACACCTAGAGTTACTTTCTATGGCGCGCCAAAGATTGTAGCAAGTCAGGTTTAAAAGGAGGTAGAAGAACATGGCATTACCATTAGCAGAAGCATTTACAGCGAGAAGCCTCGGTGTAATGTGGGATAACTACAAAAAGACATTAGGAACTGCCCCTTATCTTGGCAGACAGAAATTTGGAACACTTAAACAGGACTCACTCGACCTTAGATTTATCAAGGGCAAGAACGGACTGCCTGTATCGCTCAAAGCTTCAAACTTTGATGCGCAGGCAGAGTTGAGAGATGTTGGAGGCTTCTCTGACATTCAGAACTCAATGCCATTTTATCGTGAGGGATATATGGTAACAGAGAAAGAGGAACAGGAGTACGACAATTACAGAACTTCTGAGAACTCAAGCCTTGCCAATAACGTATTACGCGAAATCTCAAAGAAGCCAATGAACCTTATTGAGGGCGCATTAGTTGTACCGGAGAGACAGATTTGGCAGTTACTTGCACCTACAGATGGTGTACCAAGAGTAAAAGTAACTATTGGCGACAAACCTTTTTACATTGACTATCTTGCAGATAATGAGAAATCAGAACATACAGCAACGCATTACAAGACTTTTACAGGCACAAGTGCATGGGACAAGTCGGCTACAGCCACACCACTTGACGACCTTATTAAGACTAAAAGAGATTTCTCAAAGGCTACAGGCTACTCACTTACACGTTTTACCATGAATACAGAGACTTGGGAAATGGTTCTCGGAGCAGAGGATACAAAGAAACAGGTACTCGGTATCACAGCTTACAATGGCGGTATCAGATTACAGCAAGGACAGGTTACTGAATACCTTAGAGGATATGGTATCGAGATTGAAGTATACGATAAGCTCTATGTTGACGAGTCAGGACAGACACAGTACTTTGTGCCAACGGGCATTGTATCTGCACAGTCTGCCGGAGTATTCCTTGGCGATTACACATTCGGTAAGACACCGGAGGAAAGAAGCGGAAGTATTACAGACGGAAACCTCTCACTTGTTGAGACCGGTGTATCTGTATACACATATGCTACAAATCATCCTATCAATACTCACTGTATCGTATCTATGATTGGATTACCTACATTCGAGGGTATGGATAGCGTTATGGTTCTCAAAGTTAAGGAGGATTAAGGCTTATGATAGCAACGCACTCTATAAAGCATGATGGAGTGTGGTATAAAGTCGGAGACGAGGTACCGGAAAGCAATAGCAATTCGGTACCTTCTGATTTTATGAACCCACCTGAATATACAAAAACAGAAATTAACAGAATGTCAACAGCCGACCTAAAGAAGCTTGCGAGCGAAAATGGTATTGAAAATGCCACAGAAATAAATGGCAGCGACTTGAAGAAAATGTTAATTGAAAAGTTTGGATTATAAGGAGCTTGGCATGGAATACACCACATTGGAGCAAGTCAAAATCAGACTCAAACAATTTCATATTGATACAGTCACGAATGATGATGATACAACATCTGATGTGGTTGTATTCGATAAAAAGGAAGATAACCCACTCATTGAACAGCTCATTAAGCAAGCCACGGAAGATGTAAAAGCAAAAAGGTGTTATCCGGACACTTTCACTGATGATGATATAACTGCCGATTTAAAGCAGTTTGAAAATGTCGTTATCAATCTTGCTGTCTACGACCATTCGCAAGCCGGTGAGAACTACATGAGCGCATTAAGTGAGGGTGGAGTGAGCCGTACATGGAAAGACAGAGATAAGCTGTTTGTCGGAGTCTTCCCTTTTGTCAAAGTGCTATAAGCGAAAGAAGATTGTGCGTTACCATTTTACTGATGTTGGTAAAGTGGTAGCAGGCGGTACACATTAAGTGGTGGTGGGCGGTGTGCCAATTACTAAAGATGAAAGGCTGTAAGATGAATAATTTAATCTATCAGACATACATTATTGCCTTGCCAATTGTTCTGACGGCGCTTTTGGGCTATATTGTTTGGCTTTTACAAGAGCAGAAAAAGCAAAAAGCGATAGACACAAAAGAAAGAAATGAGCGCATTGAAGAGGAAAAGAAGCTACGACAAGCAAACGGAAAAGGTACAATGCTACTTTTACGAGTACAGCTTATCGAATACCATGATAAGTACATGAAGCTTGGCGAAATTCCCTCATATGCGTATCAGAATTTTTGCGAGATGTATGACGCATACCACGCACTCGGTGGTAATGGCATGGTAACAAAAATGAAAAATGAGATTGAGGAAATCCATTTAGGCAAAGGAGGTAAAAGCTGATGGACTTTACACAAGTACCTACAGTAGTTGCTATTATGGTAATTACTTATTTAATCGGATATGCTTCAAAGCAGATACCACAGGTTAAAGATAATATTATTCCTATTATCGTAGGTGTAGCCGGTGGAATACTCGGTATTGTTGGAATGTTTGTAATTCCCGGTTATCCGGCAGACAACATTCTTGATGCAATAGCAGTTGGCATTGTGTCGGGCATGGCAAGTACCGGTGTTAATCAGATTTACAAGCAGATAAAGAAAAATGCTTGACATTAATAAGCAAGCCATGAAATACGCGCTTCAAGGTCAAACTGTCATAGTCTATGAAAAAGACGAGGACGGAAATCCAAAGTTTTACGAAACAGAGGACGGAGAGAAGATATATTACACCCATGAGGAAACAGGCTTTTCGGAGCCAGTTGATTTTCGGGCAAACATATCGTTTGACGGAGGCGAAGCGCAGAACAAGGAATATGGCTTTAATACGGCTGATTTTGACGCTGTTTTACTGACAGATAGAGGAGAATATCCTTTTAAAAAAGGTGACGTTATTTGGCTTGATAGCGAGCCTACAAATGGCGAAAACGGATTAGTTGATTCAACTTCCGCAGACTTTACAATAGTCGGAGTGAAGCCCTCTCTCTATTCAGTTAAATACATGCTCAAAGCAGTTGTGAAAGAAGTGTAATTATGAAGATTGACGTTTCTCTGACAGAAAAATCTATACAAGATGCGATAGACAAGCTTGAAAGATACAAAGACCGCTTACAGGACAAGTGCATAGCATTTGTTGGAGAGCTTGCTAGTAATGGCATAGCTGTAGCACGAGTAAATACAGGCAATTTCGGACACTATATCACGTTTAGTTACGAAATTAAAGATACAACGGACGGCTGTACGGCTATTGTGCTTGCTACCGAAACAGGGCAGATACAAAGCACATGGCAGACGGCTGACGGACTCAAAACAGTTGATGTATCGCCTTTGCTCATGGCTGAATACGGCTCGGGTTGGAGAGCTAAACCACACTTCAATGACGCGAGAGGCGGTCAAGGAACTTTTCCGGGACAGACACACGCATTTGACAGCGAGGGTTGGTATTGGAGAGACGAAAGCGGAGAATTACATCATTCATACGGCATTACACCTACAATGCCGATGTATCACGCATTTTTAAAAATGGAAAACGACATTATGAGAACGGCACGGAAAAATTTTAGTTGAGGTGAGATAAAGTGGCAAGTCAAAATCAATGGGTTTATGACCTTGAAAATCTCACATATGCGATTGTAAAAACCCGATGTGAGAAAAAATTGAAAACTAAATATCCCAAGCTAAAATTCACACAAGAGGAACAGTCGGACAGTGCGGCGGCTAGTTTCCCAACAGTGCTAGTTCAAGCACTCGAACCTATTGAACAGAATGAGGATTTAGAGTGCGAAAGAATAAATACAGTGTTATTTACAGCACAAGTAATTGTTACAACAAATAAAAGCCGTTCAGAGGCCTTGAATGTGGCGCAGACAGTGGCTAATGAATACAAAGCTATGTCATTCAAGCTGACAACGATTCCATTCGCTAGAAAAAACGGCAAAATATGGACAGCAACATTACGTGCTAGGCGGTCATTCGATTGGAATGATAGATTATAAGAGCCTTTCGGCTCTTATTTTTTTATGAAAAATTAGGAGGTAATACAAATGGCAACAGGTTTAAAAAGTAGAATTGCTTACAAGACACCAACCGCATCCGCCACAAGTGGCGATTATTGGGCTGGAACTTACAAGCTCTTAATCAGAGCTAAAACAATTCCCTCACCATTCGGCTCACAGAACATGGTAAATACTTCAACTCTTGAAGATTTAGTAGAGACACAGGAAATGGGTAGACGTTCAGCCGGCTCTATGGAAGTTGAGGGAGCTTTTGAGAAAAAGTACAAGGATGAGATGGTAACTAACGAGGGCAAGAAGCTCGATTTTATCATTCTCTATGGTACAGACGGAAAAGGTTCAGAGGGTATCTGTGCTTTTATCGGTCAGGAGTCATTCGCCCCAGGTGAGGCATCTGATGACCACTTAACAGGAACTGCGACTGTATCAGTTCAGACAGTGCCTAAGTGGATTGAGGATAACTACGATGTTGCGGTAACAGAAGATGACCAAGGTTATCCAACAGCAATCACACTCACAAAAAAATCATGAGCCAATCGAAAAAAGCCGTAGCGGTTGGCTATGATGATAGCACGGCTGACAGCGAACTTGAAGAAACAATATAGTAAGGTAATCGAGGCAGTGTTAAAACTGCCTCTTTCCCTATATAAATTAGGGAGAAAGGGAAAGATAAAATGAAAATTAAATTAAGTGGAAAAGAGTATACAGTTAAATTCGGATATGCACCGGTATGTCAAAATAGAATTATCCCAAGAGTTGTAGAAATGGGACAACAGGGAGATGAGCTTGAAGCGATTGACAACATGCTCGGCTTTTTACCGGAATTTTTACTTGTAGGCTTGCAGAAATTTCATGCCGACGAATTTGGCTTTGAATTTGACAATAAAGAAGCAAAAGAGAAACAGCTTGTAAAGATGTATGATTTACTTGACGATTACCTTGACCCTGAGAATGAAGAGGGCAAAGATATAATGTCGCTCTACGATGATTTGACGGCAGAGCTGGAGAAGAACAGTTTTTTATCGAAGCTGTTGGCGAAAGAGGAACAGACAGCCAAGAAGAAACCAATCAAGAAGTAAAAGAACTTACATGGGAAGTATATTGTAACGAAATCCGCCCATATTGGCTTTTAGCGACTAAAGGCTATGGATTTAGTGTTGAGGACATAGATATGTCTTGTCCGGCTGATTTAGAGCCTTATTCAAAGGCTTATATGCTCGAGCAAAAAGAAGCTGACTCTAACATGTGGGCTTGGTGGGGCACATACGGATTAAGTGCAACTCTTACAGCTATCGACAGAGCCTTAAATGGCAACAAAGCAAGAGCGAAATACATTGAAAAATCATTAAATGAGCAGTACTCAGAAGATAACGAGCCTAAATACAAAGAGTCTAATGAGGAAATTGCCGTTTATGAAATGAACCAACGAATTAACGCATTAAGACAGTCGGGATTACCTGAAAGTCCTGATTAATGAGGTGAAAATATGGCATATAAAGGAATTGACGTATCGTCATATCAAGGAAATATTGATTGGAGTAAGGTCAAGTGGGCTGGGGTGCAATTTGCAATCCTAAAAGTAATCCGCAAAGACCTTAATCCGGATAAAACCTTTGAGCAAAATTGGAAAGGCTGTACTGATGTAGGAATGCCGATACAAGGTGTTTATAACTACTCATACGCTACAACAGTAGATAAGGCAAAGACGGATGCAAATAAGGTCATTCAGACACTTAACGGAAGAAAAACCTTTGTTTGGTTAGATGTTGAAGATAAATGCCAGCAAGGGCTCGGACAGACACTTATTGACATAATTAACGCATATCAGAGTGTTATCAAGAGTGCCGGGCTTAACTTTGGTGTATACACAGGGCTTAGCTTTTATAATCAGTATATTGCGCCATACGCAAATCAGATTAATTGTCCGTTTTGGATAGCACGTTATCCGTCAACTAAGGGAATGTCTATTGGTGATGAGCCTAATAGTGCAAAGAAGCCTGTTATTCAACATCCTCTGTACGGTTGGCAGTATTCAAGTGCATTTACTTGTAGCGGTCTGAATAACAGCACAGATGCTAACTTACTATACATTGAGCTTAATAAGGGTGATGGAATAGAAAATAATCCGGCACCAATAGCAACTCCGACACCAATAGCAACTCCGGCAAAGGATAACGCTTGGAAAGGCAATGAGGAATATTACCTCAATAATGATGATGTAAGAAAATGGCAACATGCCATGAACATCGGATTTGACACAGACGAGCTTAAGGAAGATGGCAAGTTTGGAACTGATTCACAGAGATTCGCTAAAAATCACAATCTGTGGAGCGGTCAGAAGCATAACTGCCCGACAGCCATTAAGTGGTTAAGAAAAACTCTGCATGACAAGTATCATTTTTACAAACTTGATACTGATTATAAAGAGTGGAGTGACTATCTCACTAAATGTGTCATGGTATTTCAAAAGAATAGGGGGCTTAAGCAAGATGGCTATGTTGGATTGATTACAACATACTATCTGCTCAAAGGATAAATACATGAGAGCTACTTTAGAGTAGCTCTTTTTTATTACAGGGAGGTGAGAAAATGGCAGAGAGCATTGAGCTTCAAATCAAGTCGGACGCGCAACAAGCGACTAGAGCCATAGGAAATTTACAAGGCAAGTTACAAGAGCTTGGAACTACTCTCAATTCCCTCAATGGTGCAAGCATAAGCAATTTTGCGAGTGGAATGTCACAACTTGCAACATCACTTAGAAGTGTGAGCAGTATTGACACACGTACCTTTAGCAAGATTGCAACCAACATGGAAAAGCTCGGCAATCTTGATACTGCAAGACTTGTCAGCTCGGCAAGTGCCTTAAAGAGCATGGCAACAGAATTGTCGGGCTTTGCGAATATCTCAAAGCAATCAGCAGAGATTACACAACTAACAGCTTCAATCTCAAAGCTTGGTTCAAAATCAGCCGGATATGCTGCGGATAACATCAAAAACCTTGGCAGTGCCTTGAAAGAGGTAATGACAACATTATCTAGCACACCGAGAGTCAGCAGCAACATTATTCAAATGACTAATGCACTTGCTAATCTGTCACAGCAAGGCTCAAAAGTCGGCTCGGCTAGTAGGTCACTTGTAACAGGCTTTTCAAACACAACTAAGTCAATTAAGAGTACAAGAAGTGGATTTAGGGGCTTGGCTTCAACTATCGGTAAGTTTTACGCAACTTATTGGTTGGTTATGCGAGCTGTCGGAAAAATAGGCGGTGCAGTTGATTTAGCGAGCCAATTAACAGAGGTTCAAAACGTAGTAGATACCACGTTTGGTGATATGGCAAGCAAGGTTGATGATTTTACAAAAACATCAATTCAAGACTTTGGAATGTCGGAACTGACAGTTAAGCAAATATCGAGCCGTTTCCAAGCGTTAGGCACTTCTATAGGTATTTCATCAGAACAAGTGGCGAATGGTACGGCAGTGACGAATAAAGCTCTTATGAGCCAAGCTAACACGCTATACAAGACTACAGACAGTATGGCTGATATGTCGCTTAATCTTACAAGATTAGCTGGTGATATGGCTTCGTTCTACGATGTAGACCAAGCCGATGTTGCAAAGAGCTTACAATCCATTTTTTCAGGAACAATCGCACCATTAAGAAGATACGGACTTGATTTAACACAAGCCACTCTTTCGGAGTGGGCTATGAAAAACGGGCTTGACTCAAATATTAAATCCATGACACAAGCCGAAAAGGTACTCTTAAGGTACAATTATGTCATGGCTAACACGCAAGCTGCGCAAGGTGATTTTGCTAAAACTGCCAACACTTGGGCTAACAGTGTAAGAGTCCTTAAGCAAGAGTTCCAAGCATGGGGCAGTATCATAGGTAGCGTAGTAATCAATGCTTTAAAGCCATTTGTCCAAGCCTTAAATAAGGTAATGCTCAAAGTTATCAGTTTCACAAGAACTGTAGCTGACGCACTCGGAGCAATCTTCGGATGGACTATCGAGATAAGCGGTGGCGGTGCTACTGTTGACGGCATGGAGGACATAGCTGACGGAGTAGGTGATATTGGTGATAACGCTGATAGCTCTAATAAGAAAGCACAAAAACTGAAAAAGACATTGCTTAGTATAGACGAGATACACGCACTTGACGATAACAGCGACAGTGGCAGTGGTGGAGGTTCGGGCAGTGGCGGTTCAGGCGGTGGTGGAGCTGGCAGTGGCGTTAATAGTTCACTGAAAAAGACTGATGGATTGCTCGAAAAATACAAATCATCAATCAAAGACCTTTACTCACTTGGAAAGTACATTGGTGATACAATAGCTGACTCACTTAATTCTATTAATTGGGATAACGTATATCAGAGCGCATCAAACTTCGGAAAAGGGCTTGCGGACTTCCTTAACGGCTTAATAAGTCCAAAATTATTTACGGCACTTGGAAAGACAATAGCTGGTTCGATAAGGACTGCCATAGTTTCCGCTTTTTCATTTACGTCAACGTTTGATTGGGGAAACCTTGGAGACAGTTTTGCTTCATTTATAAATGGCGCATTACATGAAATGTCAAGAGTAAGTGACGTTACAGGGCTGACAGGCTGGCAAGAACTTGGAAAAACAGTCAATAACATTGTCCACGGCATACGAGATGCTTTAATTCACACATTAATCAATGTTGATTGGAAAGATGCATTTAAGGGCATTTCGGAATTTATCGGAGAACTTGATATTGATACCTTTACTATTCTTATTGGCGCGTTTACATGGAAACACGGACTTAAAGAGATAACCAAAACGCTTATTACATCTGAATGGGAAAAGTACGCAACAGCTAAAGGCTTGTCAAAAACAGAACTTGCACTAAGGGGAGTTGAGGTGCTGGTTATCGTGTCGGGTATCAATTATGTGCTGGCGCACATGAAAGGCTGGATTGATAAACTCAAAGAGTGGTTCAAGAGTCCAGAATCCGGATTGGGAATAAGCGACGAAGCCACAGGCTTTGACGGAAAAAAGATTAAACTTGTTACCCCTCTCGAATGGAGAATTAAGGAAATAAAGTGGAAAATCAAAGATGCTGAAAAAAGCGTAGATGATTTTTTCAAAGACTTGGGAAATTATTTCAAAAAAGGCTGGAAAACATTTAAAAAGAATATGTCTTTAAATGTTGATGATTTACAAAACGTATTAGGGCCACAGCTTTACAACGGCTTTGTTGGGATTATTAATGACATTACAGGATTGCTTAACAAGATACCCGGTGTTGAAATACCTAAATTTAAAAAGAAAGCAGTTAAAGGGGTTAACGATACCGCAAAAGAAATAGGAAAGAGTGCAAGCAAAATTGATGATAGCTACAAAAACTTAAGTGCCGGTGTGAGTGGGTATTTAGGAAATATCAACACTTCACTCGATGGCACTAAAAGCAAGATGGACAGCATGGAAAGAAAAGCGAGCACAACTAGCTCTAATTCTAGGACATCTTTTTCGAACTTAAATGCCGGAGTGAGTGGTTATTTAAGCGGAGTCAACACTTCGATTGACGGAACTAAGGGCAAGATGGATAGCATGAGCAGTAAAGCAAGTGGAACAACACTTAGCACAAGCGGTTCTTTCTCAGCGTTATCATCAAATCTCTACAATTCATTAAGTGGGGTTAATGGCTCGTTGGGTAACACTAAATTTAACATGGGGTTATTTCAAGACGCTGCAGAAAATATGAGAAGAGGAACATCAAACTCGTTTTCAACGATGGCAAGTAACGCAAGCACTTACCTTGGCTCGACAGGTGGTAGTTTTAATGGACTTAAAGGAAAAGTTGATAACACGAACGGAAGTTTAAGCACGTTCAAGTGGTACACAAATCAACGTTATAGCGTTGGAATAAGTAGCTGGGGATTTAGCGGTGTTAAGAGTTCGATAGATGGCATTGTACGCTCATTGGATGCTTTGTTTAAGTACAACAATAAAAGATTCAATATTACCACAGGCACAAAATACATGGGGTATCAGTCGCTACTCGACAGGGCACCACGTTATGCTAGTGGCGGTTTCGTAGAAGAAGGCCCATTCTACATGAACCGAGGAGAGATGGTTGGTAAATTCTCAAATGGTAAAACAGCCGTAGCAAATAACCAACAAATCACAGAAGGAATTAAACAAGCTGTCATGGAGGGCATGGCACAAGTAATGATGAACTCTAATGCCGGTGGAAATTCTGCACCTATCATTGAAAACGTGTTTAAGTGCGACAGTGAAACGCTCTATCGCATGACACAGGTAGGTAAAGCAAAGCACGGACAACGATATATTGTAGCAAATGAATTTGGTTAAGGCACTCACCCTTGCGTGGGTGTCTTTTTACGAGGTAACAATATGGCAATGATGTTAGTAGACGGAGTGGAATTACCTACTCCGTCAACTTTTGAATGGGGCATGATTGATGTGTCTGCAAGCGACAGTGGACGTACACAGGACGCTCAAATGCATAAAAACAGAATAGCACAGAAACGACAGCTTAAATTGTCATGGAGTGGTACAGACACGGCTAGGACAGCAAAGATACTTCAAATGGTAAACCCCGAATATATCAGAGTGACATATCCTGACGCTATGAGTGGCACTGATGAAACACGTACATTCTATGTGGGTGATAGGAGCGCACCTATCAAGATATGGACTATTAACAATAAGAGGTATGAGACATTGAGCTTTGACCTCATAGAAGTATAGGGGGCGATTTAATGCTAAACGTATCGGCTAAATGGCAAAGGGCAGTAATGCTCGATAATGATATAAATGTAAATTGCTTTGCTGACATAGTTACGGCAAGCGGCGAAAAAATCCCTATTAGCGACAGTAAGCTGTGGGCGAACGGCTTCGAAATCAATGACTCAACATCGAGCAATGGCACTTTCACAATCGGGGCTTTGATTGCCGGAAAACTGAAAATTAAGCTGAATAATATTTATGAAGATTACAGCAAGTATGATTTTGATAAGGCAAGCGTAACAGCATATGTTTCAAAAAGCTTTTCTAATGGCACAAGTGAAAAACTAAAAATCGGTGAGTATAGAGTCAGCGAAACAAGTTATGATGGCTCACTCATAACGCTTACTTGCCTTGACAATATTAACAATTTCAATCGCGAGTACGATAGCAATTTAAGCTACCCTACGACAGCATATGAGGTAGTCAGAGACGCTTGTATTAAGTGTGATGTACCTTTTACTATGGCAAGATTTGATAACTCTGATTACACGATTAACGAGATACCAAGTGATAATCAAAAGCTCACACATGGACAAGTGATAGCCTATATTTTGCAGTTGAGCGGATTATGGGGCAAGAGCGGTCACGATGGTGAATTGCTTATCGGCTGGTATGATATGAGCCAATTTGACAGCCAAGGCTACGATGGTGGAACTTTTAGCACAAAAACTACACCATATTCTGACGGGGATACACTGAATGGCGGAAATTTCACCGACTATTCAAGTGGAGATAGCGTTGATGGTGGAACATTTACAGAAGCAAGAAGTTACCACAATATTTACACGCAAAAAGACTTGAATGTTGCGACCGATGATGTTGTTATCACCGGGGTAAAGGTAACTGTAACCTCAAAAGAGGACAAGGCAAAAGATGTTAATGCACTTGCCGGAAAAGAGGGATATGTAGTTTCAATCTCTGATAATCCGTTTATTTCGGCAGACAAGGCACAGACAGTTGCAAATTATATCTTTAAAAAAATCGGTGGCATGAGGTTCAGACCTCTTGATGCTACACTTTTGTCAAACCCACTGATTGAGAGCGGAGATGTGGCGCTTGTGACAGACCGCAAGCAGAATACCTATAGCTGTTTTATTTCTAACCGAACATTTACAGTTGGAAGCGGCACTAAAATTTCGTGTGACGCTGAAAATGCTTCAAGAAATAGCGCTGATAAATTCAGTAGTGAGACAAAGGCTGTCGTACAAGCTAGGAAAGTTGCGCAGGCACAACTAAGTGTATATGATAAGCAAATGCAATTGCTGACACAGCTAATGTCTCAATCGCTCGGACTTTTCAAGACTGAACAGGTGCAAGAGGATGGCTCAATTATTTACATTATGCATAATAAAGCCGACCTTAATTCGAGCAATATACAGTGGAAAATGACGGCTAATGGCATGGCTGTATCAAATGATTATGGCGAGACGTGGAAAGCCGGAATTGATAAAGACGGAAACGCTATTTTCAATATTATGTCTGCTATTGGCATTAATTTTGACTGGGCGCATGGTGGTACCCTCACTTTAGGCGGTGAGAATAACACAAACGGCAAGCAGTATGTCAAAGATGCAAACGGAAAAATTCTGATTACGCTTGACAACAAGGGTATTACGCTTGCTGACGGAGTTAATATATCATGGAATAATATCTCTAATCAGCCAAGTATACCAAGCAAAACAAGCGATTTAACAAACGACAGTAACTACGCTACAACGGCACAGATACCAACAAAGAACAGCCAATTGCAAAACGACAGCAACTACGCAAATACAAGTCAAATTCCTACAAAGAATAGTCAATTGCAAAATGATAGCAGTTACACCACTATGAGCGCAGTTGAGCAAAAAAACTATACCACTATGAGCGCAGTTGAGAAAAAAAACTATACCACTATGAGCGCAGTTGAGAAAAAAGGCTATCAAAACGCTGACCAAGTTGGAAAAATAGCAAACAATGCGGTAAAAAGTACAAAAGACGAACTTGACGCTCTTAAAAAGAACATCGGCTATACGCAAATAGGAAGTGACTATGTTGTATCGCCTAAGATAGTCGGTGCATACGGCGAATTTACAAAAGCATTTAATGTCGATGTTGTCAATTCGGCTACAGGACTCAATCAAAGTTTTTGGGCGCAAGACGCAGAAACAGGAACAAAAATAAGCGGAAATTATAGCGGAAATGATATTGATAATAATCTTACAGTAAACCCCGAGGGGGCAAACCTTTTTTCAAACGTTGGAGGACATACTAGCGGCATGGGCTGTGGCGGTGGCTTTGCAAGCATAAACGGTGAAACGGTTAATATAAGCGGAACTAACGTTGATATTACTGCAAACAATTTGACCATTAATGAAGTTGAAACGGATTTTGGCTCAAAAACATTCACCAGTGGAGGCGGTTGGCATTGGAGGCAGTGGACAGACGGATACATAGAATTGTGGGGAAACTTTCCCGTGATTGTCTCGATTGGCTCTAAATATGGTAACCTATATTTTGTTTCTGGAAACGTATATTTGCCAAATGGATTAAAAGGCGTCGTAAGTACTACAGGTTCAGTGTATAGTAGTGCTGGCGGACTGTATTTTATTTCCTTTACGAATTGGAGTGAAACAAAGCTAGACTTTTATATATGCTCGGCTAATGTAGAAACAAGCAAACAATTGTATCTACAACTTCACGTTTTAGGCAAATGGAGATAATTAACGAAAGCGAGGTGTAACTTATGGCAATTCAAATGAGGCGAGGGGCATACGCACAGTTTGACCCCTCAAAAATGAAAGCTGGGGAGTGGGCGGTATCGACCGACTCCGACACGAAAAAACAGCAGATATGGATGTGCTTCGCACCGGGAGTCGTTAAGCGAATGGGAACTGTTGAAGATTTTGACGTTGAAATTCAAAGACTTATTCAGAGCTATCTTGACGGCATGGCTCAATCCGTATCACAGGCTCAAAAATCAGCGCAGACTGCGACAGAAAAAGCTACCTCAGCAAGCAATTCTGCTTCACAGGCTCAAAAATCAGCGCAAACTGCTTCGCAAAAAGCAAACGAGGTCGCCCAAGTTTCGGGAAAGGTTGATACGGCGGTAAGTCAAGCAAACGCAGCTACAAAGGCTGCAAATGAAGCTGCGCAAAGAGCAGAACAGCAAGCCGGACTAGTCGAGCAGAAAGCAAACGGAAGAGGCATTACTTTTTCTGTGACAAGTGCCGGATTACTCAATGTAAGTAAGGAGGAATAATATGAGCGGAATAGACATTATATCAGACACAACAGGGCAAGCAATTGTTGAGAGTATTAAAGCCCTTGGCACAAAATTAAGCGAGGGAAGAATTATTTATGGTGTCCACATTAATGGCGCGGACAGTAACCCAAAAACAAGAGTCAGGTATTTAGCAGACGCAGTAGGCATGACTCCGGCAGCTATGAATTTCACGAGCGGAACTTTTGATTATGGCTCATGGGCAAATGCTTTTTTTATGCCAAAACCATGTATGCTTAAGACAAATGGACAGGTTGACTATTACCTCAACGAGAACGACTTGACTAAAAAAACAGACGGTAGTGCGTCAGATATAGCAAACGTTGATTACGATGGAAATGCTATGATGGAATGGGGCAATGGCACAGATATTATATGGTGGAAAATTGCACCCGACAAAGGTAATCCAAACAGTGCGAGCCTTTATGCTGCTAACTACCAAGCTGATAAAGATTTTAAAAATCTGAATTTCATCGACATTAACGGCAATGAAAAATCTCATTTTTATACACCAATTTATAACGGCTCGCTTGACAGTGACAATAAGTTACGCTCAATAAGTGGTCAAACAGTTATTAAATCGGAAACAGCCAGTCAAGAAATGACATATGCAAGAGCCAATGGTACAGGCTATGAAATCGAGCAGTACGTTGATAGACTCTTGATTAATATTTTGCTTATCATTATGGGAAAATCTACCGATACGCAAGACGTATTCGGGCGAGGCATGAGTGAAAATGCCAGTGATGAAAACTTATTGCTTAAGACCGGCACAATGAATGACAAAGGCTTATTTTGGGGCGAAAATACCGGAAAAGTCGGAGTCAAAGTCTTTGGTATGGAGAATTATTATGGCAATCAGTGGCGAAGAACAGCCGGACTTATTCTTGCCAATGGTATAGCAAAGGTTAAATTATCCCCATCCGTAAAAGACGGAAGTAGTGCAACCAACTACAACACTGACGGAACAGGATATATTGAGATACCTAATTCAACTCCTAGTGGTACAAGTAGTGGATATATCAAAGATATGCTATATACGGCATTAGGCATGTTTCCAACATCAATTACAGGCTCATCATCGACCTATTATCCTGATGGTTGTTGGTTTGACATTGCAATTATAGCCTTTGCTCGTTTTGGTGGCCGCCTGGACTACGGCCGTCGTTGCGGCGCGTTTTGCGTGTTCTTGGGCAACGGGGCTGGTCACGGGGGGTGGGGCCTCGGGGCTTCTCTTTCCTACAAATAACTTGCAACTATTAAAATATTTGCAGATTTTGGAAAACTAAAACACAAAATTTCAACATTAGACAGAAAGGCAAGGTGTATTGAATATGACAGAATACAAGCTCGTAGAAAGTATGCAATCGGACAAGCCGCTTGACATTGACACAACATCTTCTCCGAATATCGTTTATCAGCGAAAAAACATTAAATCAGTTGAAGCGACAGGGAGTGAGGATGATTTTACTTACAAGCCTAAGCACTGGGAGTACGAGGAACGTGAGCTGACACAGGACGAATACTCACAGTATCTTATTGCTATGGAACAGGCAAAAGAGATTAACGAACATTCTGATGAAGAAGCAATAGACAACTATACAAGGCAGTTAATGGATGAGGGGGTGCTTTAATATGAGAATTTTAGTTGAAAGCCTTAAAAGGCTATACGAGAGTGACAGAGTAACCAAAGAAGAATTACTCGACAGAGTAGCAAGCGGTAAAATATCGCAAGAGGAATATGAGTACATTACTTCACAATTAGAATAAAAAGGAGAGGGAAACCTCTCCATAGTTCAATGAAAAATAAAATCAAGCCACATCAGCGCAGAAGCAACAATGCCAAAGATAGAACCGCCATGATTGCGCGGAATTTCATTCTTAGATGCTAAATCAACTATTCCTAGAATAATTGAAGCAATAGAGCAACACACAAAAATTAAGCCAAACATAGCGATAAAAAGGTCATTGTCCACCGGAAAGAATCCTATTTTTGTTGCAATAAACATTATAAGCGGAACGGCTATGAGAATGCCACTTGTGAAGCTTATTGTTGAATTTTGCTTAACGAATGGCTCATCTTTTTGGCACAGCTCTACATAATATTTGGCTGTTTCAAATGAAACCAAAGTCTCTTGCGATATTTCATTACAAGCCATGCCTAAGTTACCATTATAATGCTTGATTATATCATTAACATTGATTTTTTGACCATTGATGACGTAGGAATTGCATTTATTTGTTTTTGCCATATTAACATCTCCTTTTGTAGTTCTTTTTCACCATTCTATTCTTTGCAATCCGTGTTGTCAATATTCGACAAAATAAAACACTTTAAAGTGATACAGTAACGATGTTCTCAAATAAGAGAACTCTTCAAGTTTCGGTAGGGCGGTGGATTTTTCTGCCGTCCTTATTGACGTTTAAGAACAAATGTTCTATAATTGATGTATCGGAGGTAGTGTTGTATGGAATATAAGGATGAAATAATTAAAATGATTGAGGGCTTGGAAGATAAAGACCTGTTATTGTACTTGTACATATTTATTAAAGGAAAAATAGAGGCAGAGTAAAACTCTGCCTTGTGGTTATATTTTCTTTTCCCAAACGTTACCACACTTTGAACACACAAACTTTGTTTTGCCGTTCTTACCTTTAATTCCGGTAGCAGTACCGACAACGGCACCAACAGGTCCGAAGAGACCGCCCACTGTGTTGCCAACAAGTGCTTTACCGAATGAGAATTTTTTCTTGGTATCAACAGGTATGCCAACACCATCACAACCCCATTTAGGACATTTAACAGTTTTACTCATAATAAAATACCACCTTTCTTATTAATTTGATTTATTTTGAGTATTTTTCATACATCATATCTATTAAATTCATAATATTTTCTTGCTCTTTATCCGACAATTTAGATAATTTCAACGCGTAGTCCTTGATTCTACTATCCATGTTCGACAGAGCCAAGTCTTTTGTTGCCTCCTCGACAACTGAATGGTGCTCTTTTCCGGTAACTAAATAATCAAGTGAACAATCAAGACATTCTGCAATTTTTACCAGCTTAAACAATTTTGGACTACTTTTCCCTTTTTTCCAATCTTAAAAAGTACTTTTAGGGAAACCGCCATATTTAGCCACTTCTGAATCATTTAACCCTTTTGAGTCTCTTAATTTACAATATCTTTCGTACATAGAAAATCTCCTTTAAAAAAAGTTGTGATTTCTCAACATTTGGGGTTGACAAATAAGACTTCCTAATGTAGAATGAAAAAAGAAGTT